ACACAGGGTCGTGCGTTCATCGTCTTGGGTACCGATTTTTTCAATTACCTTGGAGCCACCGAATTTGCCGTCAAACCCTTGGTTCAAATTGCAGTCCAACAAACATGCAAATGCAAGGGGTGATGGACGTCGAATGCCCAGGCGTTTAAAACTTTTCATCGTCTTGTGAATGTAGCCGCGTTTCCCACAAAGGTTCTCCCATTGTGCACGGATGAACAGGTCATCATCCCCAATGGAGTGAATCTTTTTGATCAGTGGACGTCCACCTCGTTTACACAAATCCGTCAGATCTTCGCCACCCAGGTCGTGGTACGTCTTAAAGAGGCCAGGTCCATCCTGTTCACTCGTCCAACCAACCAGGCCAAATGTGACGCCACGTTCATGTTTATCGTAGGACAACTCATCCGCGTACCCGAAGACAGACCCCTTACTGGTCTCTATCTCAAAGGTCCCATCGATGTCTTCATTGTCGTGCTCAGATTTGCTGATCAACAACCAAATGTTGGTCCACGTATCGAAACGGGCAATTCCTGTCTCGTTTTCCAAGAGGGCAAGGACGGAATCTGTCAGAGCCTGTTTCGGCGAACAATGTTTGGGTTTCATGTACCATATAGTGCATAAATTTAGAGAGGGTCAGCCATACTCTCAGTTTCCAGGAAACGGAGGCCACGTATGATATCCTGACGGAGGGTGCTGTCACGTTCAACACGCAGGTTCCTCCTCAATAAGGGCGCCGATAGGAATTCTTTGGTCACTCTCTGACGACCCATGCCATTTCGGACGAACCAGTCCTGCATCTGGTCCTTGAACGCATTGAGTAGCACATAGTGGTCTGGGTCCATGACAACATCCCCAGAGTCCAGATAAAATTCGAGGGGTTGGATGGAAGCCAAGAGATCTTGGCTGGTCTTTTTGAAGTAGATCGGCAGTAAAGACCAGATATTCTTCGTCCCGTTATCCTTTGCCGTGGTCCTGTACGCCCTGTTGCACTTCACCAGAATGTCAGGGAGTTCGTCCCGGAGTAAGTCCTGTAGGTTCCCCACGCAATCCTCCGCTCTGACTGGTTTATGGAAATCAAACAGCACCATACGCCTTTGGATGGAAGCGCTATTGTCCCTCCAACTGGGTGCTTCGTTACCCGCAAACACTCCTGGGGCTTTCCATATCACGGTCTTGGCCACCTTGTTCTTCCTGTTGATTGTGACTTCCTCGCCGGAAATCAAACTTTGCAATTCGGCTGCATTGAAGGACGGACAAGTGTACCAGTGAGGAGGGGAGTGTAGAGTGTAAAGTATCATGTGCAAGGACCCCATAGGTCACCATACATACCTTGGTCGAGGGACATGTCGGCTTTTATCTCCGGTGCTTTGAAGATGTACTTCCCCAGCAGTGCAGACAATCCGAATTTCCTCTCCGAGTTATTGCTCAGGGTGCCGACCGACTTGTTCTCGTAAAATTCACCCACGAGTTGGCAAATGGTCGTCTTTCCCGTCCCACCATACCCCTTGAGGTACATGGCACACTGCCAATTATCGAACGTATTGATGTCATAGATCATGCGGCCCATGAGGATGTACAACCAATCCTTTGCTTCCCCAGTGATGTCCTGGTACTCTAAAATGTGGTCCAATGTCGGGGTTTCAATAGCCCTCCAATCCAACACTTCTTCGTACGGATCGAAGACGACTCCCTTAAAATGCTTGGCGGCGATCCCATTCACTGTACCGTCGATGCCACCACTCTCCAGGTACCTGTAAAACTTCATCTTCTCCGCATCGTACACACCGTTCTTGAAGGAGAACAGGCACCTGTTGCGACGCAATGTGGGCATCTGGTGGTCCCTTGTCCCCGTGAGATACTTGACGCAGAAATCGATGTTGCCGCCCGAGGAGGTCAAATTTTGCCATTGGGTGAAGTCATGTTCCTTGTCGGTCTGGACCATGATCCATTCATCGAGTGAGCACTGGTACTCATACGCGTATCGATTCAACATCCCGTTCTCCATCACCGGGTTGTACACGTTGCACACCTGGTCTTCCTCCAACTTCATCAGACGCTGTTCATATGCGCAGTCCAGAAGGTATATCAGCAGGTTCTGTACCGGCTTCATCTGGACCCCATCACCACGGTCGAACCATCCGAACTTGTGCATGATCTTGTTCAACTCATCGCCCATTTCTTCGGTTACGCTCTCCTGGTACCGACGATCGCACGTCATGGAAGCACCAAAGAGGTCCATCATCAACCTACGAAGGTAGTACATCTTCTCGATGATCTCCATCAGCGTATTGTGAAGAACATGGGGGGTCAACTCGAATGTAATCTCCAGTCCCATGAAACGAAGCGCATGTTCTTCATCCTCATCCAGGATGGCATCCTCATCGGACTCATCTTTACCCAGCAGACTGTGTAGCCTCATCGTGTGGTACAGATTGACCGCCTCTCGTTCCAATGTATTGATCCTCAGGATCAGTTCCTGGACATCAAAGTCATTGCTGATGCCCAAAGGGACGTCCCAATCCTCGATTCCATACACGCTCATCGTGATACTGATCAACTCACGTGGGGTCAATGCGCGTCCAACCTTCCACAAGTTGACCATCTTCTGCAATTCGTACACGCACTGAACCTTGCCCATGTTCTGGTATTTGGTCTTGATGCGATCAGCCAACTCGAGATCCATCTCAGCGAACGTCTTGTTGGGATCAACCATGATCATATCGGCCTCGTTTCGGTCAGGGGAAGCCGGTGGAACGGGTGCACTCGGCGCCACGTCCCCCATCGGATGATCCTGGTGACCCTGGGTCTGTTGCACCTGATGAGGATCGTGTCGATGGTGCGGTGGGGGGGGCTCCGGGCACGCGTCCTCTCTCCCCCTTCGACCATTTCGTTCGTTTTCACGGTGGCGTTCGTTTTCATTACCTTGGGCGTCGCGTTCGTGTTCATCCTGCGACAACATCATCGCTTCTTCGTACATGAGATCAAAATCGTCGTTGTCGTCCATGGTTCCGAAGTGCGCTACCCGTTCACCTTTTTTAAAAACCGGCGAGAAGACGCGACTTGTTCGAAATGCTTTTCACGTTTTCTACCTTATATATCCGTGTGTGTATCTATCTAAGGATCTAAGATGGAATACGATACAATACGAATAATACGTATGGTTTCGTATGTTTATTCTGTCGCGTAGAGTATACCGCGAGAACATGTCAATGGATCTGCACAGATCGGTTGTCTTTAAATGCACGTACATCAGACCTGTCCAGGTGGCAATCGCCATCCGCCGATCGAGGGCGATCTGTCGCACCCAGGACTTCCTCGAGTGTTACTGTGAGCACGTGCACGTGACGGAGATGACGGAGACGTTTGCCCGAGCGATGAACGACCCCTCCCTGGCCGACCCCACGAACTTTCTGCAGCAGGTGGACGATGCTGTTCGGCGATCCAGGGGGTCTGTCTAGAGCCGAAATCATACCATCGATACCCGAGGGGGTGCCTTTGTCCGCTTCTTCTTCTTCTCCGGATCATCATAATCCCGGTCGTACTTCAGTTTATGGTACCGCCACATCGACGAGTCGCCCATTTTGAACCTGACGTTTGGGTCTGCGCGGTACCAGAAGGCACACTCCTCGAGGTTGTTGCTTGCTTTCGTCTGATCGATCACCAGCCACCCATAGTTTTCAGTCACCGCATCCAGTGTGGCGCAAAACTCTGGGAAAGTTGGGAAAATGCCGCCGAAACTCTTCCATAGGCGCTCTCGGTTCTGGCGCACGACGTCCTTGCCGATGAAGATCACGTCTATGTTCGACCTGAGGTTTGGCTGCAGGTCATATGCCCATTGGTTGGTAAGTACCGTGAAGATGTTATAGTGTCTGCCGTTATAGAATAGTTCAATTACCTTCCTCTGTTTCCATTGGGCCTTGTTGAACATGCAATCGTCAAGGACCAGAAAACACTTCTCGTTGTGGAGCCCTTTCTTCTTGAGCATCTTTTGCCTGTCCATGAGGCGTTCCAATATTTTGATATCGAATTCGTTGTAGATGAACAAATCGGGAATAAAGTCACCGTAGAACGAGTTGCTCTCCTCTGTGGCGGAGACTGCGATTCCCTTCGAGATGTGTCGTTTGTGATACAATAGGTCCCGCACGAGGGTGGATTTACCGGTCCCGCGTTTGGCGACGACACAGCATATGCGAGTATCCTCTACCTGGCTAATATCGAATTTCTTTAGCGACAGTTGCATTTAGTAACGCGTGTGAAAAAAACGATGGAAAACGCACGAACGACCTACCGGTTTTCATGCCAGTTTCAATGCCGATTGGTTCAACTCATTTGAGTCGATTTCAGTCGATCTGACTCGAGTTCAGTCGATCACGAGAAGCATGGCAGCCTGAGCGCGGTCGTACGAACCGTCTTTATCAGGTCGGTGAGCAGGTCAGATTCAACGAGAAGCAGTAATTTTTGCAGGGTCGCGTGGCTGATCAGATCATCTTTGGTTCCAGATATCCCGTCCTGTCCGGCGGCAATGGTTCGCAAGACGTCGGATACTTTGACGTCCGTTCCCCTGCACAACCTATAAGCCTGTTTGGCAATGAGGATCGCGTTGTCCTGGTGGCGCATGTACGGTTTCAATTTCTGGACGATGGTATCCATGTTATGCAATGGCGTAGATAAAATTATCGCGCGTCGTCGTCAAACACTGGGTATAAACTGCCAATTCAATTGTTCCGTAATTTTCTTCCATATGACATCTTGCAGATACAGTTTTTGCCTGTCCTTGAGGAGTGTGCAATATTGGAGCAACTCGTCCCTACCAAGCAGTTGGAAGAACTTATACAGACAGTAACTGTAGGACAGGAAGTTTTTGCGCTTGGTGTCTTTGATGGCGTTTTCGAATGGTGCCTGGACCATGTAAAACATCTGTTTGAGTTGTTGCTCGAGTTCCGGGCTGAAACGCGGGGGTTGTTTGCCCAACAGTTTCATGCAGATTGCATTCGAATGGTCGTACAGGTTGGAAAGGCGGAGTTTCTTCAGGTAACTTCGCACCTTGGCTGGTGTGATGGTCTTGATCCTGTTCTTTTTCACTTCGGAACTCACGGCGTCCAGCACATCCTGTGGTATGTCCATACCCTCCTTGCACTGAATGCTGCTCAAATACTCTTGGAAGTGACTGGATCGTTTGTACGAGAAAGACGACACGGATTGCATGCTGATCTCCTCGTTGTACGACAAGTTGGCCTCGGACAACCCCAAGTACGGTGCGGACACGCCACAACTCGGGCAGATGGTGCTACTTTCGCGGGCATGTACCACCAATGGGACGTTACACTCTTTGCACGTGTTATGCTGCTGCTGGGAAGAGCGATGATGACTGACGTGATGATAACTGTCTTCATCGTGCTCCACATGCAACAGATACCTGTTCAGGACGTCTTGTCTATTGTCCTTTGACGTCACATGCACGTATGCGTCGAGGCTTCTATTTCCCGAGTCCTTGATCTTGATATTTCTGTCCAACGTCTTATATTTCTTTGGCATGATGCCACCACCTTCCCTGGGCTCCTCATCATCGGATTTCGCCTGGTGGTCGTAGCCGGTGTACTCCTTGATGTAGGGGATGGTGTCCAGGATGTAGTCCAAGACATCCTCTTCACCATTTTCCTTCTGCAGTGTCTCGATCATGTCATTGTATCTTGCATCAAGCGTGGTATGCTTGGAAGCCATACGT